GCCAGCTCGGCCTGCTCGCGGGTGGTCTTGCTAACCAAGTCGCCAACGTCCACTAGGTCGTTCATGAACGGGATTACCTGCGCGCCGTTCTTCCCGAAAATGTCCATCGCCACGGCGACCTTGCCGCCGCCTTCCTCGAACCCGGCCATGGCAGCGGAAATTTTCTTGAACGCGTCTGCCGGGTCCATCTGGCGTAAATCCTTCATGGATAGCCCGATAGCCTCCAGCGCGTGCGCTGCGCCCTTGCTGCTGTCATCGCTGCCGGCCAGCGCTTTGTTCATTTTGATGATGGCCTTTTCAACGTCGCCAAAATCATTGTTCGTTAGGTTTGCCGCGCGGCTCAGCGCGCCCATGTTTTCGACGGTGCTGCCCGTGCGCTCGGCCATGTCCTTCAGGCCGGCGGCGGCGTGTACGACTTCCTCGAACTTTGTTTTGAGTACGGTAAGCGCGAGGCCGGAGCCAATGCCGGCCAGCGCGAGGCCGGTGCCCTTTGCGAGCGTGCCAAGTTGCCCCATGCTGCTGCTCAGCTTGTCGACGGCTTGCTGGCCGACGACGCCGGCAGTTATTTTGAAATTTGCACCGATGTCCACGTCAGCCCTTCTCGCTCATAGCCTTGAGCGCAGTAAATTCCATGACCTGCAGGCCGTCGAAAATCTCCGGCGTGCGCTCAATGCCGGCCATGCGCATCGCGGCCTCGACGCCGGTGTAGTCCAGCCCGGTCAGGCCGGCGAAGCTGCTGCGCCACTGCGTTTGCACGCGCATGAATAGCATCACGGTGTCCCAGTTTTCTGGCTCCACCTCCATTTCGACCTGCTCCGCGGAAACCGCCGCCACTATTTCAGGCGGGGCGCCCCCGAAGCTGTCCATATCAGCCAGCGCTTCGTCGTTCTTTACGCTGCCGCCGTTCACCCAGTGGGTGGCGGCGGCCTTTAGTTTTTTCTTTTCAGCCCTGCCAGCGATTCGATCACGGCCAATACAACGGCGCCGGCGACGCCGGGGATTTCAAGCAGCTGCGCCAGCGTGGACTGGCTGAACGGCACGTCGGCGTCGCCGTCGGTAACGCCGCTCCACCCGACCATGACCTCGCGCACGAAATCGGCGTCGGTCATTTGATCGCTTTCGACTTTGCCGCGGATTTCCTTCAGGCGGCTGTCGCTCAGGCGTTTAAATTCGCCGTCAAATGTCTGGCGGTCAAACTGCCCGCCGTTGGTGGGGATGTTGACCGAAACCGGCCATGTGTATGTCTGCGACTGGGAGATTTTGAACATTATTTGACCACCACGCTGAACTCGTCATTGCCAGACGATCCGGGGATCAGGTTCATTCCCATTTGCAGCATCTGGATGCCGTCCATTTCGCTGTAATTCGGTTTTGTCAGCTGCACGTTCGGGGCTGTGATCTGCACCTTGTTGCCGGCGGTGATGCCGTGGGTGATGTCCAGCGCGCCGGTGGTTGCCGCTTTGGCCAGCGCGAACCAGTCCTTGGCGGCGATGGTGCCGGCCTCGACGGTGATGCTGCCTGCGGGCTTGCGGTCGGTAAAAAGCACGGCCTCGCTGCCGCCGACCAGTGTGCGGTGGACGATTTCGGCGGCCATGTCGATGGACAGCTCGGACATGACAGCGCTGTAGCCGTGCAGCGTGAACGGTGTGGTGTTCACGTTATTGACCACCAGCGGCAACTGGAACGCGGTGTAAACCGGCGTCACTGCTGCGGTGTCGGTCACGGCGCTGTACAGGCCGGTGAACTTGAATTTATAGACCGGGATGTTTTTCACGCTCAGCGCAAACGATACCGTGCCCCGGCTGCCGAGCATTTTGTGCAGCACGCCGTCGACGTTGAAATAAATCGATGCGGACTCGAACGCTGCGCTGATGGGCGCATAGGTGACGCTGACGCCGGCGCTGACGGTTTCGGCCAGTCCGCAGGCACGCAACAGCGCGCCATAACCGGGGGCCGTGCCAGCTGCTCCGGCTCCGGCGATTTCGACCTCGAAATCGATGGTCGCGCGGATGGCTGCGGGCAGTTGCTGGCTGTTGCCGAGGTACGGGCGGACCAGATCGCGGTTTGCTAGGTCTTGGTCCTGCGGCGTCATGTTCAGGTTACGCACCAGAATGGCCTGTGCGCCCAATGGTGTGGCGTCTGTGCCGTAGGTCGTTTCGATTTTTGCGGTGACAACCCGCTTGCGCGCTAGTAGTGCCATGATTATTCCTCGGTAGTTTCAGGTGCAGGCGCTTGCGGCTCCTGCGTGCGTTCGATGAGCGTTCGCTCGCCCGTATCTGGGTCGATTTCGTATGAGCCGCCTTGGCCTGCGAATTGGTCGTTCATGTTGTCATGTCCGTGTAGGAGTGGCGGAATTTTACGGAATACTGGTGCGTGGTTTTTGCAGCTGGCATATCGGCTGCGACTATTTCCGTGCTGGCGTCCTCCAGCCGGATGTCGATGGCCAGCCCGCCGAGGTTGGTATCGGCCATCAGTAGCGCGTGGGCGCTGACCATAATTTCGTCGGCTGCCGCGTCCGGTACGTCGTCGCGCGTGTACGCTGCGACCTCGACCATCAGCTGGCGCTCTAGTTGCGGCACAGTGTCGGGGCTGGACTGCTCGCTCACCCAGCGCACGGCCAAAAATGGGTGCAGCTCGCGGTCGTTCGGGTCCGCTTGGCTGCGGTATACGCGGCCTTCAATGCGGGCCGTGTCAGTGAGCCGGGCCACGATGTACTGCACAATCTGCTCGCGTTTGCTGGCCATGGCTTACTGCTTGGAAAGTCTGGCGACTTTAATCTGGCCGTCCGCCTTCAGGCGGATTTCGCGCATGCGGTAGCGCACGCCGTTGACGGTCCCGCTGTCGCCGGATTTCACGCCGGCGAGGCTGCCGGCCGGGTAGACGATGGTGTACTCGTTGCTTAGTACATCATCGCCAAATATTTGCTCAGCCTGTGCATTGAACACAACGCTGGCAGACACCGGCGCGCCCCCATCCGATGGCGTGAACTCCGCGGCAACCGCGAATTCCGCATCGTTGAAGAACGCGCTGATGTCCTCCGTGAACATGATCAGGCGTCGGCGGCGGGTGCGGCATCGGCCGCATCAGCTTCGGCCTTGGCTGCCGCCTCGGCTTCGGCTTTCGCCTCGGCCTTGGACAGCTTGCCCACCTCTTTGGCAATGCCCGCGTCGATCAGGGCCTGCGCTTGCGCGTCGTCCTTGATGGTCAGCGCATCGCCCTCGGCGTAGTCCTTCCCGTCGTGGTTGACGGGGGAAAGCACTGTAACTTTCATGCTATTCCCCTGCCTTTTAGGCGACGGCGTTGGTGATCAGATAACCGGCGGTGGCCGCGGCGATAACCGGGGCTTCTGCGCGGGTAACTGGCACGAACCAAGACTTCGCGTTGCGGTCGAAGTAAGGCTGCTCGACGATTGGGTAGCCGCTCAGGTTGTAGGTGTAGCCGAAAGTGGGCGTACCCATGTCAGCCACGCTGGCGCGCTCAGTGAAACCGAGCACAACGTCCTTGCCCCACACGTCGGTGAAAACGCCGGCGTCGGTTGCGTAGATCGCGTCGCCCACGTTAACTTGGTCAACGCCGAACAGCATCGCCAGCAGCTCGGGCGTTGCCACGTCGCGGCCGGTGTACTTGATGCGGTCCACGATCTTGGGGTGCTGCTTCAGCTTGCTGAACACAGCGGCGCCCATGTTGACCACGTTGGGGCGTTTGCCGGTGGCCGCGCGGATTGCTTCCTTCGCGGTTTCGACGTTAGCCACGGGGTCGGAAACACCGGTGGTCAGGTCGCTCCACTGGCTGGTGCCGGACAGCGTGACCTTGTTGCCTGCGCCGTAGTTGCCTGCGGTGCGTGCCAGCGTTGCCTGCGCGTACTCAAGGCGCAGCGCCATGATGTTCGACACCTTTTTGATGGCGATGGCGTAGTGGTCAACTGTGAAGCCCTTTTCTGGGGCCATGCCTTCTTGGTAGTTTTCGATTGGCACGGCGCCTTCCAGCGAGTGATCTTCCAACGAGTAGCTGCCGGAGGTGAAGCCGAACTGGATGCGCTTGGTGTTTTCACCGGGTGCGCGGCGGGTGCTGTACAGCATGAAATCCTCTTTCCCGAAGGTGAGGATTTTTCCAGCGCGCAGGCCGACGGGCACCTGTGGGAACAGGGCGCCGCCGATGAATTCGTTCTGCTTGTAGCCTTGCGCTACGGATGTCAAAACCGGGTCAATGACGCGGGCTTGGGATAGGCTGAGTTGTGCCATTTTTTTTCCTTCCTAAATTAGTTGGGGATGATCAGCACTTCGATGATGTCACCGGCGGCGCTTGCTGCGGACAGCGCGCGGCCGATAGAAACACCAGCGGATTTTGTGACCACTTGGGTGACGGTGCTGTGGACCTCAACCAGCGCGCCCACTGCGATTGCAGCGCCGGCAACTGCCAAGGCAGTGCCCAGCACGGTGACTGGGTACACGTCGCCGGATGCGGCGCCAACGGTGGCGAAGCCGACAGCGTTACCGGCTGCGGTTGCAGCGGCACCGGCGGCGGTCACGGGTTGGTACTGTGCCAGCGTAGCGCCGGCGAGAAAGCTCTTTGTGAGCAGGGAAATATTGCCTTGCATGGTGATGCTCCTTTACTTTGAAACTGCGCGGACGGCGGCCAAGTAGTCGACGCCGGCGTGCGCGGCCATGAAGGCCTTCGCGTCTGCGTCAATCTTGGCGGATGCCGGGTCGATGGCGTAACCCGACGGGGCGCGCATGGTTGGCGCCTGTGCTTCGGGTTCTTCGGTTTTTTCCGTGCTGGTGGGCACGGGTGCGGGCGCATCTTCGGCGCGTGCGTTGGCGATGCTGGTGACGCGGGTGCGTTCAGCGGCCAGCACTTGCACGGCAGCGTCGGGGCCGCTGGTCTTGCCATCGGCTGCGAGTTTTTCGATTAGCTGTTCATGGCCGGGCATTGCCTGCTCACGGACAGCTTGAATGCGAACGCGTTCGCCTTCGGCACCTTCGGCGCGCACAAGTGCGGCAGCTTCGGGGTGCTCGGCGGCAAACTTGGCCGCAAGTTCTTTGGGGTCCATAGTTACTCCTTCGGGGAAAATTGACATTTTAACGGGCAGCACCGGCTCGTCGGCTTGGGGTTGCACATCTTCAGCGGCAGCACCGGCCGGCTGGTGATCTGCGGAGGCAGCGATGCGCGCCTTGCGGCGGCCTGAAAACTGCCCGGGGTTTTCGGCCAGCTTCGCCACCATCGCGTCCACGGTAGAAACACCGTCCACCAGTCCCGCGTCGATGGCTTGCTGCCCGATAAAGATTCTGCCGTCGGCCATGTGCTCCAGCACTTGCTCGGCGCTCACCTTCCGGTTCTGCGCGACGGTTTCAACAAATACGCTGTACAGGTGGTCGACCTGCCCCTGCATGTACGCCTTGCCCTCGCGGGATAGCGGGCCGGTATCGCTGGCCATGCGTTTGAATTTTCCGGCGGTGATTTCGGTCGTGCTGCCGTCCGCCTTGCGTGGGTCATAACTGTGCGTGGCCACGACGCCGATGCTGCCGACGTAATCCGTGGTTCCGCTGATGTAGACTGCATTTGCTGCCGAGCCGAGCCAATAGCCTGCGCTGGCCATCATGCCGGTGCAGCAGCTCACGGTCGGCTTTTCAGCCGCCAGTGCTTTGATGCTTTCGCACAGCGCGGGGATGCCGAGCACGTTGCCACCGGGTGTGTCGAAGTCCAGAACTACGCTGCGCACCTGTGGGTCGTTGCGCATGCTTTCGACCTGCTGCTGCAGCATTTGCGCGCTGGCGCCGCCGGACACGCGGGTGAACATGTTGGCCTTGTTGCTGATCACGCCGCTGATGGGCAGCACGGCAACGCCACCGGCGCGGACTTCGTAGTCCTGCTGCTCGTTATTCAGCGTGTGGCCGAGCCGGGCCTCGATGGCCTCGATGTCGATCTTTTCGCCGCGAAAATGTGCGCCGTAAACCGCCTGTATTTCGCGCAGTTTTTCGGGCATCAATGCCCACGGGCTTGTGAGAACGTCGATCAGCTTCATGGTGCGGATTCTATTGTGCGGGGCGTTGCAATGTAGCCGTGCGGTGCGACTTTATGGCTTTGCCTGCTTCGTGCAGATCGTCACCACGCCGCTGGTGCCGAACTCGGCGCGCACATCACCCAACAAAGCCGGTATTGTGGGTTTGCTCAGGTCGCATGGTGTGCCAACCGTTGCGCGTGCCACTTCCTTGGTGCCGAGCACGCCGTTTGCCAGCGCGTAGGCCGGGCGCGTGGTGGCTGTGCCGTTGGCCTTGACCCTCCACACGGCGGGGCTGAAATCCTTCGTCCATGCGTCCCAGTTGGTGGCGATCCATGCCCAGCGTTCGTCGCATAAATCCTTCGCACTGGGGTCCGGCGGGGCGTCGCACGTCCATTTCACATTTGCGGACCAGTCGGCGTCGATGGCTTTTTTGTAGTCGCCCGCTGTGGCCACACGCACCACGGCGGCGGCAAATGCGCTCGGGTTGCACGCGCTGTGCAGGCACGAAAGGCCGGCCGGGTATGCCTTGGTGGCCCCGGCGTCTGTGCAGATGAATGCGACGTGCCTGCCTTGCAGAAGGTATTCGTACTGCGGCGCCGCGGCCTGCACGCATGCGCTAAGCGGCGGCGTTTCCGCCTTGGCCATGCTGGCCGCCACGCAAAACGTGACCAAAACCCAGCACGCGAGTATCAATAAAAACCGGGTGCGGATCATACGCCCTCGGGCAGCACGTACAGCAGCGCTTTTGCCACCAGTGTGTTGCCGGCGCTGGTGGCGAACGTTGCGCGCACCGCGTAGCTGCGCCTGTCCTTTGTGCTGGTGGCCGTGCCGGCGCTGATGCGGACCTGTATCACTTTTCCGATGGCCACAACGCGGCCGTCGCTGTACGTTACGGGCGCGGGGTTGACCACGGGCGCGCCGAACGATAGCCCGTCGCCGCCCGTCAGCGCGGGCAGGAATGCCAGCGCTGGGGTGCCGGTGATCGTTTCGCTGGCGGCCAATATCTCGCTGCAATCAAAATCGAAAATTGTCGATTCTGCTGGGTACTTTTCTATGGTCATGTCGCAATTTCCTTCCTGTATTTGGCACGCTCAACCCATACGCGCCCGAGCGCTGGCGCGGCTTCCGCGCGGCGCAGCTCGGTGGCGATCCAGCGGGCCTCTAAATCAATTTCTGAATATGTCCCGTTACCCATTATCGCGCTGTAGAACGCCTGCGCATTATTGAACCGGGCCGGGTTCAAAACCACCGCGCCGCGCGTGACGGTGGGCGCGTAGAAGTTGGCGGCGTTTTCGTGATACGGCGGGCTGATTATGACCGCGCCCTTGGTGACCGTTGCGCTGAAAAACGCCTGCGCGTTGGTCGTCAGGCCGGGCGCCAGCGTGTTCTGGCCGGTGACGGTCGGCGCAATGAATGACGCGGCGTTGTCGAAGCGGGCCGGTGCCAGCGTTACAGTGCCGCCGGCAACTGTAGCCGCGAAGAATGTGCTGGTGTTGTTTGCTAGCGCGGGCGCCAGTGTTTGCGTGCCGTTGCCAAGCGAAACCGTCGCCGCGTAAAACGTCGCGCTGTTCGTGAACAGCGTGGGCGCAATAGTCACCGGGCCGGTGGTGATCGCTGGCGCGAAGAACGACTGGGTGTTGGTAAACAGTGCGGGCTGCAGGACGACGCCGCCCTGCGTTACCGTTGCGGCGTAGAACGTCGCAGCGTTTGAATACAGGCCGGGCGCCAGCGAAGCGCCGCCGGGTGCCACAGTTGCCGCGTAGAACGTGGCCGCGTTGTCGTAGCGCGCGGGTGCCAGCGTTGCCGTGCCGGGCGTGACGGTGGGCGCAAAAAACGCCTGCGCGTTGTCGTAGCGCGTAGGCTGCAGCACCACGCCGCCCTGCGAAACGATGGGCGCGAAAAATGTCTGTGCGTTCGTGTATAGCCCCGGCGCCAGCGTAACGGCGCCCGGCGCGACTGTAGGCGCGAAGAATGACGCCGTGTTCGTGAATAGCGCGGGGCTTAGGGTGACGGCACCGATTGCGACGGTTGGGCTGAAGAATGTCTGCGCGTTATCGAAACGCGCGGGCGTGAGCGCGACAGCACCGGGCGCCACGGTTGCCGCAAAAAATGCCTGCGTGTTCGTGTACAGCGCGGGCGACAAGGTAACGGCGCCAGCTGCCACGGTGGGGCTGAAAAATGTCTGCGCGTTGGTGTAAAGCGCCGGGGTCAGCGTTTGCGCACCGCCAGAGTTTGCGACGGTGGCCGCGTAGAACGTTGCGCTGTTCGTGAATAGCGATGGCGTCAGCGTTTGCGGGCTGGCACCACCCGCAGCAGGACTGTCCGCAATTGCGCCGTCTGAAACCGCACCGAAGCCGAGCATTTAGCCTACCAGCAAGTGATGATGCAGAACGCCGGACCGCCGACCCCAATGCGGCCAGCCGTGGAGCCAGTGAGCGCAGCGCCCATGCCGCCGCCGCCGCAGCCGGGAGCGCCGTCGCCGCCCGAAGCCTGCACAAGGCCTGCGCCTGTGGCCGAGCCGTTCGTAGCGGCCCCACCGGCACCGCCGTAGAAGTAGAACAACCCGGCAACAGGTTGCGTGCCTGCTGATCCATCGCCCGGGGGGCTTGTCGCTGGGTTGCCCCCAGCTTGGCCTTGCTGGAATGGGAACACGCCAGCGGCAAATACAGACCCGCCATTGCCACCAATGCTCCCGGCAATTCCCAACCCTCCGCCTCCGTTGCCACTTGTGACAAGTAGCCCAGTGACAGGGAGGTTGGTCTGACCGCCGCTGCCATTCGCAGAGCCAGCGCCACCGGTTTGCCCTGCAAGCACTTGCTGGACCCACTGCCAGCCGAGGTTCATAACCGCATTGCTGGCAATCGCACCGGCAGTGCCGCCAACACCACCGGCGGGTACCGCAGTCCCGTTTGCGCCGTTCCCGCCGGACGATGCTGTCAACAGCGCGTCAGACGCTGCTACGCTCGGGGAGATACTTACCCGCGCACCCGTTGCTGAACCGCCCACGGGGAGGTTGATGTAAAGCATGTCTGGGATGACGTTGAGCGGAAAGCGTATTGAGCTTTGCGCACCCGATGCGCCGCCTCCGCCGCCGCCTGCCAGTGAGTTTGCGCCGATGA